TATGTTCCAGCGATTGACCAGATACGCATGCCAGCCTTTGATGATTTCAGATCAGCTGGCGATTATTATTCAACCCTATTTCATGAGCTTGCACACTGGACTGGTGCGCAATCCCGTCTTGATAGATTGGATATGAAAAACAAAAAAGGTTACGCGTTCGAGGAATTGGTAGCAGAAATATCTGCCGCTTATCTGATGGCTAACCTCGGCATCTCTCCGCAAGTACGCGATGACCATGCAGATTATATTGGTGCATGGCTGAGCGCGTTAGACGATGACCACAAATATATATTTGATGCGGCAAGTGCCGCACAAAAAGCTGTTGATTTCGTGATGAACGAGATGACCAGCGAACACCAACTGTTAACCGCTTAACTAGGGAGTTAATTATGCAAGCTGTTGAACAATTAAAAACCCTGCCCTTGCAGGTATCAACCATCATAGATGTCCAATGTCTGGGCGAAACACTAGGCCGCAAGCTATGGCCTAGTGAATATCAGGAGGTAATTGATTATCTCTTTGCGAATGATTCATCAGCCAGAGCCACCGCAAAAGCGGCGGCTGATGTAACATTCGAAGTCAAACTCAGAGCAATGGAGGAAGAGCATGAATATTCTAGCCAGTTTGTCGACTGCTAAAAAGATGTCGTTCGAGGAAGCGGTTACTCTTGTTCATCGTTCGGTAGAGTTAGATGCTCAACGTGCAGACCGTGATGCAGAATACTTTGAAGAGTCACATAACCCTGACCCTGAAAACTTTTCGCATAGCCATGCCGCCAAAGAAGCAAGAAAAAAAGCATCCGATTTGCGTGCTGCTTTTGAGGTGGTGATGCGTGGCTATTAAAAAAGAACCACATGATTTAACTGTTGAGGAATTTGCCCAGCAGTTGAAGCAACTCAAAGATAGAACAATAAACTTCAATGACTATCGAGAGGGGCAAAGACATAATGCGCCCGTCATCATCAGCCCATCAATAAGAGCGGCTATGAAAAGACGGACGCAAAAAAAATAGTTTAATCGTGCAGGTTTCTAATAATCTGCACGACCTTCCCTTCAATATCTAAGTCTTTTGCACTGTATATTTTAGATGAAGATATGAATTTGTTTTTCTCTGTTGTTGCTTCAAGCACTAAAAATAAATCGTTTGAAAACGCAACAACAATATCACCCGCATCAAATGATTTTGATTTACGAACAATTAATATATCATCAACTGCCATCTGATGGGCAGGCCATCCAATGCCGAGTTGGTATGCTTTAACTTCACCTTTAATTCCCCACACGGAAATTACTCCTAGCCGTTCACGGCTTTCTGCGTACAAAGCTACAGCATTTACTTCCCCCTGCTGTATCGGCACTGATGAAAAAGTTGGCGATGAGCCTGCAACAAATGCCAACTTCGATATGGTTCTTGATGAGGGAATATGCTCCGCATCTTTTAAGAACCTTGTTATATTAGTTGGTGATGTACCTGCTAAACCAGCCCATTGATTAGCTGACCAGCCTTTGGTTTCCATAACCTGACGCATCCATACTCTGATTGCGCGAGTCTCTTGGCTTTCCATGAGAAAAGACCCCTCCAAATAATTGCCTTTTTTTAAAATCTGGGCTAGTGGCGAACCAGATATTAAATTTCGGTGGCGATAACGTGCCACATGATGAACATTTACGATTCAACCTTAATCCGAAGGCGCGTTGCCTTGCTCGAACAAAAGATCTAAAAAGAATTTTTACAAATACAGGTGGCGCGGTCGGTATATTTTCCCAACGAGCCGAGCATGTGTGTAGCTTCATAGCAAAACTCCTCATAAAAAACATGCTAAATTAATGCACAATTTTTTTGTGCGTTTGTTGATGCTACTGCAATAACGCATTATAAGCAAGCTATGAGAAGTTACATAAAACAACTAACAGAATTATCCGCGCCAACTGGAATTAACTTAATGTTATTTTTCAAACAAGCTGGCGTTCCAACCTCCACCTATTACCGCGCCAAAGCAGGGAAGGATTTGCGTCTATCAACAGCAAGGAAAGTTGAAGATGCGATCACATCTTACACATTACACAAAGCCAAAAGCGAATACGACTAGCTGGCAAAATGTAATCACATCATTAGTACAAGCCAGAAATATCAGAGGATATTCTCAAGAAGAACTTGCTCACCGCATTGGCTGTACCTCTTCTCTTATACACAAATGGGAGCAGGCTAAACGAGTGCCTTCGGGTTTTATGTTTGCTTGTTGGTTGGATGCACTGGAAGCGGAAATCAAAATCGAAATCAAAGAAACCACTTAAAGCAAGACATGCTACTTGTGAACACTGCAAGGTAACATCTGAGTGGTACACTAAGCTAATGAGTGGCGCAATATATTGTCTTGATTGTATGGAGTATTACGGATGGCAACATCTCAGCGCAGTAAGGGAAGCTACCATGAAAGATGGTGGTGTGAGTTCTTCAAAAAGAAAGGCTGTGAAGCCGAGAGGCAACCGCTCTCAGGACAACTGGGAGGAGAATTTGCTGGGGATATCAAACTCCAAACCAAGTTCGGTAGATTGGTAGCTGAAAGTAAATACCAAGCAACAGGACGTGGGTTTTCTTTTCTTACCAAGACACATCAAGAACAGCCTGCCGATATTTATCTATTAAAACAAAAAGGCAAGCCACATTTTATATGTATCGAGGCAGACAATCCATTAGTTGAGAAGTTTATTAGCTGGCTAGGCGGGGAGGAGTCTGCCTAGCCAGCTTGTTAACCGCGCAATTTTGCAGGAGGTTTGCGCAAATACATACTGCATTAACGCATTGTATACGTCAACCCTTCTATGATATACTGCAATTATGCAACAGGAGGTTTGATGTTTCATCACATCGCATGGGCTATGAAAGCCCCAACGCCAGACGCTTTGTCAAGATGGTTGCTTGTCGTTCTGGCTGACCATGCAAACGAGGATGGCAAGTGCTGGCCTTCGCAAGCCACGCTTGCCAGACGCACAGGCATGGGCAGAAGCACAGTTAACCGCAAGCTAGAAATGTTGGAACAGTCACAACTTATTCATCGCATCTCTGGTAACAGTGAGCGCTCAACTATGTATCATCTGCTAGTATCAGAGCAAGACAACGTAGTACCAGAGCGAGACAAGGTAGTACCAGAGAGAGACACTAAACTACCATTAAACAATAATACTCTCACAGATGATTGGAAACCATCTGATGAGTTGATTGCATCTATTAATGATGTTGCAAATAGAAATGGTCAGGAGGTTAATCATGACATTGAAACAGCTAAGTTCATTGCGCACCACCAAAGCACAGGCAAACGGCTCAAAGATTTCAAAGCCGCTTACCGAAAGTGGTGTTACAACACTGTCACATTCGCAACGCGAGACAGCGCTCGCTCGTCTGCAAGACAGCAACAACAGCCATCAAAGAACGAACATGGTAGAAGATGGCGTAGCTTCATTAGTTCCGCTGGAAATAAAAATTAGCAAAGACTTCGAGCTTATCCGCTACAACATCCAAGCAGATGCACCGCTTGAAAAGTTAGAGCAAGCCATGCGCAGAGTGCAGGCCTCTATGATACCACTGCCACAAGAAGAAATAGAACAGCGCCTCACTGTGCTGGCTATGATTGTCACCATCCCCAAAGATTTCGATGACGAAATTCTCGCCCTCAAACGAGGAATTTTGGCAGAGAAATTAACACAATGGCCTGCTGATATTGTTATTGAAGCCTTCGATAAAGTTGAGAAGAGCTGCAAATTCTGGCCTACGCTTGCAGAGTTTGCACAGCATTGCGAATGGAAGGTTAGACCCCGTAAACTTTTGCAAGAAGAACTGCAAAAACGCATTGATTACCGTTAATATCCATGTTACTGTTGCATATATGCAGGAGTTATTATGTCAAAATACACAATACATCTGACAGAAAACGAGGCAAAAGCGCTCGTTGCATTAACAGAAGATAGCATCATTACACGCATGCTGAAGGCTACCATACTCAAAGCCTTGTTGCGCGTGGTCAATAAGATAGAGATGCAATCAGATTGGAGGACTTTCTAATGGAGCGTAAAGGTTTTATCGGAGGCTCAGACCTCTACTCAATTATGCGCGGAGACTGGCATGACTTATGGCTGGTAAAGACAGGGCGCAAAGAGCCAGATGATTTGTCTGGTCAGTTTAACGTACAGCTTGGCACACAGACTGAAGCCTTTAACCTTGAATGGTTGAAGAAACAAACAGGTTATACCTATCGCCATGTTGATACAAAGGTGCGTGAAATAGCAGACGTACCATATCAAGCAAGGCCAGATTCTATTGCATACGACCATGCTAATAATGACTTTGCAATTATAGAATGCAAACACACAGGCGGTCATAAGAAGATGTCAGATATTTTATCTGCCTATCTGCCGCAAGTGCATTTGTATATGCGCGTCATGGATATACATCAGACAATCTTCTCTGTCATATTTGGCAACAGATGGGAGCATTGCATTGTAGATTATGACCATGAGTTATGGATGAAAGTATCTACTCAAGCGCATGCGTTCTGGCAGTATGTTGTCGAAGATAAAGAGCCAGCCTCTTACGAACAAACCAAGATAGATTGGTCTGCTGTAAAGATTGATGGCCTTGTCTGCCGTGATGCTAGTCAAGACAATCAGTTTGTGAATCTTGCGCATGAATTTGTGAACTTATCACAAGACGTGAAGCAACATGACGCTATCAAAAAAGAACTGCGCTCAATGATTAATGATAACGAACGTGAGGTGTTCTGCAATTTGCTTAGCATCAAGCGCGATAAGCGCGGCGCATGCCGCATCACCATAAACGAAGGGGCGGTTTAACCCCGCCCCCTCTAACACCAACTGCAAACTACAGGAGTATGCAATCATGGCTCAAGATAATCTAGCCAAGCTGGAAAAGCAACCAGCCAAAACAACAATGCCGAAAACTTTTGATGAGGCAATGCTTGCCTATCAACAGGAATCTGTTGTCGCTGTCAAAGACAGTAAGAACCCACACTTTAGAAGCAACTATGCCAGCCTAGAAGCTGTCATTGATGCGGCAGGTGAAGCAAATAAATACGGGCTTTACTTTATGCAACCGCTTGACCTTATCACCATTGGTGAAACTGTAGTGCAAGTTGTCAAAACCATCATTGTACACACACCATCTGGTGAGAAGCGCGAGAGCCTTTGCCCTGTACGCTCTAAAGATAACAACGACCCACAGAAGATGGGGTCAGGTATCACCTATGCCAAACGCTATGCACTGCAATCAGCGTTTGGTCTGCCATCAGAAGATGATGATGGCAACACAGCGGCACAAGCAAAGCCGCAACAGCCAACCACCAACAAACCTTCGGAGTATTAAATGGAATACGATAACACAAATCGCGGGGCGGCATTCCCGCCTCGCCCAGAGCAGAACATGATCCTCACTGGCAAAATGAATATGCGTGGTGATGACATGCAAGTTGTTCTGGTTAAAGACACAGACCACAAAGGCAAGCCTATAATTGGCGTGTATGAACGGGTCGGTGTTCTTTACGCAAATGAAGAAAAGACTGGCGATAAAGAGCCTGATTATAAAGGGCCATTCAAAGACATGAGAGCCGCCGCTTGGAAAGAAACAAGCAAAGAAGGTTTGAGTTATTTGAGTACAAAATTTTCAGAAAAGCAGCCAGCTGGAAATTTTCAACAAGCTCAACAACCAGC